CATCGTAAGCTAGTTTGTTATCATCCCAATACAAAAAGCCGTTATTAGTATCTAATACGGCTTCATCATTTGTAAATTTTAAACCAGATCCAGCTACAGTATTTAAAGACTCATCAAGATAAACTGAACGCTCTGCTGGATAGGTAATTGTTACGCTAGTTTCGCCTGCGAGATCAATTCTAGAACCACCCTCAGAGCTATCAAATATTTTATCTCTTGTTAGTTTATTATCAATAAATTGACCGTAACCAACCTCCCATTTAGCATTTTCTTCAATAACATAAAACGTGTAATCGCCATTACTAATTCCAGAAGCAAAAGATTGAAAACCAGATGCAGCTGACCCAGCAAGTGTTATATCGCCACTTCCAGCAGCAGTTATGGTTTCTTTTACTCTATCAGCAACTTTGAATCCCATAATTAATGTATCCTAGTCTTATCTTACGAAGTTATAATCAAACTGCCTATTGATTTTACCATTATGATCCTGCTGCGTATTTATTTGTCCTTCTATGTCAAAACCCGTATTGATTAACCCATCAAAATCTGTAAGCGTATTCGTGCTCAAGCTAAACCCAGATTCAAAATTAAGGGACATAACAAAAGTCAACGTATGTTGATTAAATGGAAATATTGGGAAAGTACCAGTAATTAATCTATCGGCAGCAAACGCCGTTTCTGCAAAGGCAAACGTGCCGAATAACATATGTATATACCTCCTGGTTAGTTTGCACACCATAGTATATTACACAAAAACTAAGAAAAAAGCCACCCCGAGAATGGAGTGGCTTTCTCCCTTTTGCATAGCTAAGTCTAGACTTAGAATGAACCAGCAAGGACTCTTCTGTTATCTAGAACGGCAAAGCCAAGCTCTGCCCAGCCATAGTAACCCTGACGCTGGTGACGGTGGAGTGTTTCATCCTCCCAGACCTCAACTTCAGACTTAACTGGCATTACAAAGCTATCGTTGCTGGAACGATCAAGACCAACTACAAGCTCAACGTCGCTTGACTGGAGTGAACCGCCAAGATCGCTGGTAAAGTAAGTCTGATACTCCTGGCCATCACCAAGCTCAAAGATGTCAACTAGGTTAACACCAAATACGCGAGTGATAGCTGGGCCGTTATCGGCAGCAACATAGATATCACGACGAGACTGCTCATCAAGCTGATCAACACCCCAGTTACGGATATCCTCGACAGCCTCTGGTGAGAGGTAAAGGTCGGTTAGACGGCTATTAGCTGTTACGCTGTTGCCGCCACCATTACGACGCATTACAGTCTTCATGAGGCTTACTAGACGCTTGGTAAACTGGCCAGCAGCAGCATCAGCGTCATAGACGAGAATGTTGCGGTCAACACAAGCAGCTAGAATTGTGTGCCAGCCATCATCGTTCATCTTCTTGGTGAATGATGATTCTAGAACCTGCATGGCACGAGCGACTACATTCCAATTTGCCTCACGGGCATACTTGAGAAGGAAGTCGATTGAAGATGTAATGCCATAAGTATTAATCATGACATAATCACCTTCTACATGACGTTCTGGAATTCTGCCGTTACCTGGGTTAGTATAGGCAACATGCTCCATCTCTGTGCCTGGGGCAAGAAGATCGAGTGGGAATTCTGGTGAAGCTCCTGGCTCTAGTGGCATAGCTTCGTAGATATTGGTTACAATATCACCAAAAAGAACGCCCTTACGTAGTGGAGTCTCTAGAGCCTTAGCAACTTCACGCTGTGCGGCCATAGCGACTGTCTTGTCTGAGCTACCTGACCTACGAAGTAGATCAAGAAACTCTGGTGTTGGTCTATTGTTCATCTTGTTAATCTCCTTTTTTATTTATAACTTATAGGTTTGTGTTTGGAAGGTCAATAAATACCTTAGCATAACCATCCTGGTCTGGACCAGAAAGGAAACGACCAACTAGACGGGTTGAACCATCAGCGTCTGAGTCGTCACTAGAAAGATCTGAAGCTGCAAGGTTGCCACTATGAGCAAGATAAGCTGGATCGCCAGCTGCTGGATCTGTGCCCTCTAGTGAATTTGTTACAACCCAACCCTTGGTTAGGAGTGTTACCTTGCCGCCCTTCTGAACCTCATCCTTATGCTGGTTGAGATGCTGACGAGTAAGGTCGATATTGACCATATCATTTACAAGTAGACCAACTGGTACTGCACCTGATGGTACTGCTGAATATGTTACAAGAGCTGCACCCTGGTCCATAGCGGCACCAGAACCACCAGTGCTAAGAGAAACAACACCACCTCTTGTAGCAGCTTCATTCATAAAGAATGAAATATCTGTCTGTAGTGTACTACGATCTGTTTTTAGAGCCATTATGAAATCTCCTTTTAAAAGTTAATTCTTACTTATTTGACTTTAGAACGGAACCAAACCATTCTGAAGCAGCTGAACGAAGTACTTCTACTTCATCTTCTACTACAACTTCAGCAATGGCAGCTTCTGGTTCCTCAACTGTATCTAGATCATCCTCAGAAGCCTCTGAAGAATCAACTTCTTCATCGAGCTTAACTTCTTCTGCTGCTACTACTTCAACAGCCTCAGTCTCTTCTTCTGCTGTCACAACTGGAAGTGTTTTCTGAAGTGTTGCAACAACACGACCAAATACTTCATCATCAGCATCAGCAAAATCCTCAACTGTTGAGGCGGCTGCTTCTTCTGAAAGACCAATCTCAAGAAGGCTGGCCTTACGCTTCATCATTGCTTCCTTCTTCTTCATGGCTTTGTAGTCTTCTTCCATTTCGGCCTTGTCTTTCTTAGCGGCCTCGACTTCTTCTTCCATCTTCTTAACCTTTTCCTCACCATGCTTTGTAGCTTCGGTAAGTTCAGCAACCTTTGTTTCGCTAGCGGCGAGCTTTTCAGTTAGCTCTGCAATAGTGGCTTCTGTTTCAGCACTCTTAGCTGATTCAAGCTCACCACGAAGAGCATCATTAGCTGCCTTAGCTTCTGCTAGGTCTTTCTGTAGATCAGCAATCTGCTGATTTAGTACATCGGACATATCGTTCTCCTTTATTAAAGAAATATCTAAGGCACTCGCCTTTGATTCATCGAATAGTTCGTTTCCATCCAAAATTACACTACGCGGATTAGCTGGCTTAGAAACTAGTCCTTTACCAGAGAATGCTAGATTTCTTAAAAGCCTGCCAACCTTATAGTTCTGGTATTTTCCTGTACCACCATATGCTCTTAAATGTTTTGTCAAGAATGCTGAAGCTTCTGCTCGCTTGATAACCCTAGAGCTTCCGTCTTCTCCAATAAGAGCATAATCAAACTCTGGGAAAAGGCACTCCATTGAAACAAACCATTTACCGTCTTCTATTTCAGCAACTATCTTCTGCATTCTTTCTTTTTGTTCAACGTCTGACCATGCAGTATAGATAACGGATGTGGTAAGAATATTAAATTCACTTGGTAAGTCTGCTGTATTTTCTGGAATTTCATTGCCATCTAAATCAACTACAGCATTGCCAGTAATGTGACCTATAATATCTTTTTCGTCATGCATATAGTTGAAAGGCTTATCTTCTGGAGTTTTTCTAGCGGCCCACAACTCCTGCGGATCAAAAACGTCATCATTTTTGTTCCAGCCAGTACTAACCAAAATAGAGCGAAGATAAAAAAGATCCATCTGATCCTGATTAGCCTCGCTAATTTCAGCTTTAGTTATTTTAATTTCTTCTTCTGATGGAATATATGCTTCAGCCTGAGCACAATACGCGATTGTATTGTTGGAAGCCAAGGCAGATTCCAATCCATCAAGTATTTCAGTTTCATAAATTTTCATTTAATGTCTCCCGTAAACCATTCTACACAAAAAATTAGATTACGCCTAAAATGTTCATGTTTTTGTATTACATACAAAAGAATGGGCACGAATAAATTTTATTTCGTTCGTGTTTGGCTGCCTATTATGATTGTCAATAAAGTCTTTGATATTATTATCTACTGAGTCCAAAAAAGATTTTGAAACCGTGAAGCCAGAATCTACAATAGACTTTACGCGAGACTCATCCACTACATCATAAAGACTAAGGGAAGCAAATATGTTACTCTTTAGAGAATCCAATTGATATGTCTCTTCTTTGTTTAGTCCGCGAGTATCAGACTTACCAAAATGTTTTAATATTATTGGATTCATGATATCTGATATTTTTGTTTGTGCTTCAACAGCCCATAAAATTTCAGAAGCTTCAGAGGTTCTTGGGTTTACTCGTCTTCTTTGTCGTGGCTCGGTATCGGTAGCACCATCTGGGCGACCAGCTTCTTGAACTGGCTTCTGACTAATTGGGCGACCACCAACAGGAGCAGATGGTGTCGGCTTTGGAGCATCCTGAACTGGAATACCCATATCTGTTAAAAAGCTATCTTGCACCTTGTCTTTCTGTAGTGCAATTTTAGCAATATCGTCCCTAAACTGTGGTTTATGATATGGGCTTGCTTTGTCAGGTATCACATCCGATCTCCTCTGTCTTTCTTCACGACTAACCCTAGTCTTCTCGATAAGCGGCAACTCTCCAAATCTCTCAAGAAGAGTTTCGTTAGAAATTATATCACGATCCGCAAGATCAATTAGTAGCTTGCGTTCTGTAGTCTCATCGGAAAGAATAACAGCATCAAAATGGATTTGTGCAGGCAGCCTAAAACCCATAGCTTTTCTAACAATCTCTAATTCTGCTTTCCAAAAATTCATAACAATCTCACGACCATACTCAAGTCTTTCGATAAGAGTTTTCAATGAGATATAGTTATTAGAATAACCTCCACCAGAACCAGTTGAAACACCAGTAAGGGTTGGAGGAATACCTAAACCAGCATAAATACTAGTTAATACAGGATCATATTTTTCTTTTCCGAGAAACTTATATACCTGTGACTGCGATTCTGTGAAACGTAACTCTGGACCCCACACAAGATCCATAGTTCCGCCGCCAACGTTACTAGCTAGAATATCACGAAGCTTATCAATAGCAGCACGAGTCGGAATAATCTTATGCTCAAGATCACCAACAGTCCATAGTCTCACATTTGAAATAGCTCCATCAAGTGCGGCTAAGTCAGCAAGCTTCATTTTTTCTAGCATCTTAATATCATCTAGAATTGCATAAATCATAGGATTAGCCCAAAACTGCCAATCATCCTTTTTGTAATAATAAAACATTGTACTAGAAGGATCGAGCGGAAGTTTGTGGTCGCCTTTTCCGAGTCTTTTCTTTATGTCGTCTGGAAGAGTATTGAATATACTTTTATTACCTTGCTGGGTTTTAATTAAAGAATTATAGGTATATTTTGATAGATTTAATACATATTCTGGTTGACCCAATGACCCAGTTCCGCTGTCTGTTATCTCTACAGCCAAAGGATTAATAAAATCATAACGCCAAGGAACCTCTCGTCTGTTTGCTTGAGGTAGCTCAATCTCTATCATTTCATTTTTTGCAGCACGAACGATCTCTTTTTCATTTTCTCGTGAAAGCTTTGCGTTTCTACGTCGAACAACGACATTTCCGCATCTGTACAAATAGTTTAAGAACCTCTCTGTTCTGTCGTAACCACTAACCTGAGCAAACCATTTACGAAAGAATTTTTCTATAGAAGGATTTGGATGGTATAACTGCATTCCCTGAGCACCAAAATCGCTCATAAGATCAATAACATTTCTAACGATGCCAACCTTGTCGTAGGCCATCATGCACTGTTTCATGATACGCTTTTGAAAAATTGGAGTAGCTTCTCCAGGTCTAAAAGCATCATAATCACTACGAGTAAAAGATGGTCTTACTGATCTGCCAGACTCCACATCCAAAAAAGTTTGACGATTGTAATATGCTTCTGATTTTTGCACACCAGTATATGCGTCTATATTGCTAGCTGTGCTTTTATATGCGTCTTGTTTTCCTGTTTCATTATCCCAAGTAAGATATAGAGATTCTTCTGACATATTCCTGGCTCCATTAATATAAGTAAAGCAATTAGATTGCTATTAGATTATCAATCTGATTACTGTTACATACACAAAAATTAATAGACACCATTTATTTGATCGGTAAACCAATTCGGGCCATGATACATTTTTTCATTTTTAAATTTTGAGTCATTAGAGCCAATAGCAAAACCTCCTATTGTGCTATAGTCAATTATCTTTTTTTCTACAACATAATTACGGGCAGACATGTTTGCTATCAAAAGTGATGAATAGCGGTCCTTACGTAGCCTATTCTTTTTCCCTGGTGCCGTTTTAACTTCTGGGGTATCCCATCTTTCACGACCAGAACCTGTTTGCGTCATAACTATCATAGATAACTCGTCTTTAAGTTCTTCAATCTCCATAACACAATCTTCAAGAGTATTATACCTTCTGCCAGCTATTTTATCTTGCTCAATAGACAAACCAATACTAGCGGAATCAAAAAAAGGAAATAACAAAACCCTATCCTCTAAGTCTTTTCTCATCCCGTGATTAGCTTCAGCAAGCCAATCAGCCTTAGCGAATTGACAAACTTTAATAATATGCAGGCCGTGTTCATCGTCTGTGTCTTTTGGCTTATCCTCATCTATTGTCGGCCAAATTGGCACTTGGCCTTCTGGTATCTTGTCCTTATCTTTGAGGGCTTCCATTACCGCAATTCCACCACCCTGAGCATCGAGAGCAATTTCAACACATGGAAAAACCTGCATTAGGCTGCGAATTTTTTTTGCACAATAAGCGTAAAAATCTGATTCAGTAGTTAAGTTAGATTTAATCTGATCTTTATGTTGTGATCTATTTGTAGTCCAGACATTTACAATTCGTCTATGATCTCCGTTTAACTCAACAACCACAATACTGAAATTATCTACTTCAGAGGCTGGGTCAACACCAAACACATATCTTTTTTTTGGATTACCTTTTAGCATTGCTTCAAAATGAATAGTTTCCCCTCCAAGGTTTATTGGTTTAAGCTGAGAGCATGTACAGGACTCAATAAGACTACGCTTAAAAAAGCCCTGGCTATCAGTTGTAAAACAGGCACCATATTCCATCTGATATATGCCAGCATGAACAGTGGCTTTTGCTCTGGTTATCTGTGCTTCGTCCATAAATCCTTCTGGAAGCTTTTCTACTGGCATACGAATAACAGAATAATCTTTCCAATTAAAAGAAGGTGGAGGATCTTCGCCAAAAATTTCCTTCAATAAATGAGTAGAGCCGCCACTATTCACTATAGAGCGATATCTTTTCCAATACTCGGCAAAATGATTAAAATCATAATAAGCAGTTCCAGATAATATAATCTGATTTGACTGCTCCTTTGTAAGATCTACTTCTTGGCTGTCTTCCTCTAAGGTTATACCAAGCTCTTTTGCTTTTTTAGCTTTGGCTTTTTGTTTTACTTTTTCTATAGGAGAAGCAGATACTGCGGCAAAACCAGCAACAACATTTTCAAAAATATCTCTTGGTATAGAAGCAAACTCATCAGCGATAATATCATTAGCTCTCTGACCTCTAATCTTTGAGCCATCGCCTAAAGGTAGACATGTTACAGTACTCTGGTTTATTCTCATAACACATCTATCAACGTCTCTGCTTGGACCACTATTGTTGTCACATAAATCTCTTAATATTGGAGCGTTTTTCCAAATCGTGTCCATATATTCAAACAAAACCTTAGACTGCCTAAATGCCGCACCAACAACAATAACTTTTCGTCTAGGCATAAATAATGCACGAAGAAGAGGATAGACTGATAGTATGAAGGACTTACCCATACCTCTACTACCGATCAACATTGGAAATTTACGATTCCACATCTCATATAAAAGCAACGCCTGAAATGGCGATAATTCAATGTTTAAAACATATTTACAAACAAAAGAAAAGTATTCAGGCCTCATCATTAGCCAAGCAATACGTTCTATTAATTTTTCATTATCTCCCGACTCCATAACGAAGTCCATTGGGTTAAATAATTTTGTTTCATCAACATTAATGCCTAACCAAGCATCATCAACTTGTTGTTGGTCCGTTATCATTAGTCTTTCCTATAATGAAATTTACTATATCTTTATTTCTTGGATCGTCAATAAGCCCAATAAGTATTGATGCCATAGAATTAACAACACGCTCTTCTTCTTCTTTTTGCTCTAAGGCCAAAATATTCCAACAAGCGTGTAAAATTTCATGTAGCAAAGTGTCTCGCGTTATTGATCCACCGCCTTTAGTATAAACTCTTATCCTTCTTTTACGTGAACAGCATTCGCCCCAAGAATCAGTATCATCTAGCCAATCGTCGTTAGTAGCTTCAATGGTCCATTTATGTCCCATTACCCATACCTGATCTGGTAAACTCATCTTCTTATTCCTTTTTGTGGAAAAGTTCATTAAGCCTTTTAAACAGGCTATTACAAACGAGAAAAGCATTATTCTTATTACCGGCAAAAATGATTTTAGTGTCATACCACACTTGAAACTCCAGTAGGCACTTTAATAGGTATTTCCCCGTGACTTTTACCTTCGCCCGTAAATTCCTTGGTACACGCGATCCTTCTGGATATCTCAAAACATCCGCCATATCGAACTCGCAGACCAAAAAAGAAAAAGGAAAATCCTTCATTCTTTCCATCTCTGCGTTAAAAGCTCCTTTCTTTTTGCCTAGATTCATAGCAATCTCAGATACACAAGCCTTTCTTTCTATGCATACAATATCCTCAAAGCCAACCATAGTATAATCGCCAGTATGAAGCGTACCAATCTCCATGCCAGTACATTTGTCGTAAGGCGAAAATACCCATCCATCCTGTTCTCTTGTGTCTTTAATTACTTTGTAATCTGGGATACTCATGCTTTAATGTGCATTTCCTTTTTGTTTGCGTCATAACACATATGAATTTTATGGCTATGTCTTTCTGCTTTAAATTTCTTAAATACAGCCCAATATTCAGCTGCATCAACTTTTACATTTTCTTCGCCGCCAGCGGTCATTATTCTAACAACAGAATCTTCAGCAGATTCTTTAGCTACTTTTAATGGCTCTACTGTTTCTACAACAGGTGTTGGCTCAAAACTGAATGGTTTTTTATCTGCCATTTGAATTTCTCCTTATAATTTCATTAAAATAATTTACGTATGACGATTCTTTGCCTGTGATGTCTTTATGACAACAATAACATAATGTTATCCCGTTAGATTCATCATAACGCAACGAGGAAGCACTAGACCATTTCATAATATGATGCACGTTTAACCTTTTAGTAGATTTACACATTTGGCACTTAAATCTATCACGTTTTAATACTTTAGCACGAAATCTCTTGTATTCTGGATCTTCGTAATTCCGCTTCATGTATATCACTCTCCACCATTTTGTTTACTAATTGTTTAAAATTAATTTTAGGTTCCCACCCAAGCATATTTTTAGCTTTTTCTGCAACGCCCAATAAATGATCTACTTCTGCTGGTCTATAGAATTCAGGATCAACAATAACAAAATTACTCCAGTCATTAATACCGATACAATTGAAAGCTTCATCTAAAAAATCCCTTATGCTATGAGTTACTCCAGTTGCAATCACATAATCATCTGGTTTATCCTGTTGAAGCATGAGCCACATAGCTTGAACATAGTCTCTCGCATGGCCCCAATCTCTTCGTGCATTTAAATTACCTAGTCTTAGTGCAGGAAAATTAGGAGACTTGCCGCTCACAACAAATTCACCAATCCACTTTGTTATCTTTCTTGTAACAAACGTTTCTCCGCGACGTTCTGACTCATGATTAAATAAAATCCCGCTAGAACCAAAAAGCCCATAGCTTTCACGATAATTATCTACAAGATAATGTGCAGACAATTTTGCAATAGCATATGGTGACTGTGGCTTGAATTTAGTTAATTCATTTTGATACTTGGTTCCATCTGGATAGATATCGTAATTACGCCCAAACATTTCGCTGGATGAAGCTTGGTAAAATTTGACTTTATTCATCATATTGTGATATCTAATGCTTTCAAGAATATTCATACATCCACCAGCAGTCGCTGCCCATGTGGCTGATGGTTGCTTGAAAGAAGTTCCAACATGGGATTGTGCCGCTAAATTATAAATCTCGTTTGGTTGCTCAGTATAAACAACATTATGAACACAAAACTGATCAGTTATATCGCATTCAGCGATTTTAATGTCGTCCAATAAATGTTTTATGCGTAAGGTAGTGTCTACAGAAACTCTGCGTGTAACGCCAGTTACAGCGTAGCCTTTATCAAGCAAAAGCTCCGCGAGATACGAACCGTCTTGTCCGGTAATACCAAAAATTAGTGCTTTCATTTGTCATTCCTAGTTGCCGCCCGATAGAAAATATATAAAACCAACAAGTCTATACTAAAACCACATGCCCATGCACAAATAATTACTGTGAGGCCGTGTTCCATATTCAATCCTTTCTGTGTAAAGCGTCATCATTAGATTCTTCCTTGATTAGCGTATCTGGAGTCAATAGAGGCTGGTCAACACTTCCGTCTTCATATTTAAAGTAATCCGATAAACGTTCTGTCTCGTGGGAAATAGCTAATCTCATCTTCTCCATATCCATCCCAATCCGAGTGCGAAAATTTGGATCTGTCGCAATCTGCTTGACAAGACTTGCAAAAGTTTGCTTGCTGTCTTCAATTGCTTTAATTCGTTGCTCTCGCGTTCCCTTCAGATCTTTAAGCATTGTAGCCTTGCGGGCCTGAAGATCCTTATAGTCTTTACTTAGGGATTCTTGTGAAGCCCGTAGCATTGCTATTTGTCGCTCAAATTGAATAATTAGATCCATGTCCCTCTGATCTTTGTCTCGCGTCTTTTCCTCGCGGACAATCCGCTCGATAGATAGGATTTCACTTTGATTCTCTTGTTGGCTACGCAAAATGCGGTTCATAAGGATTTCTAGTTTTATGGTATCTATTATTTGCATTTCTTCCGTATGGAATACGTCGTCTTTGAACTGACTCCACATTTTCTTAAAGTGAAACTCAAATAGCTGAAGTTCCTCACTAGAGAACTGGGTTTTTAGCTCCTTATAATATGGCTTAGAAGGCAACTCATTAGCAACCTCAATTTCTGCTTTGTCCTTTTGGGAAAATCCCAGATTCTCCTTGATCCAGTTGACGACTGACGTTACATCTCTATCTAAGTGTGATGCAATTTTGGAGGGAGACACAACCTCGGCATTCGCCTCGATAAAGGCACGTTCCTCCATAGAAAATCTACCCTTTTTCATGACTCCTCCTCTTCCGTATCATTATGCATAGAACGAGGGTCTAGCTCTATTATTTCTTGAATTATTTTGAAGATTTTTTCTCTGCGGGTTTTTGGTATGGGAACCCCTTGCTGAACGCGAAGGTAATCTTGGCGATATTCTGATGGGAGTTGTTTGTCTATTATGTCAAGCATCTCTTGATGTTGTAAGATCGCCAAATTATTATCTTTAGACCACACGGAATTTATGTTTGATATATCAATGGCGTCTAAAATGCTCTTTTTCTTTGCCTGAATATCAAAGCCCGATCCATGATCTAGTCGATAATAATTATCTCGCTTGAAATTCTTGAGGCGATTAGAAATATGAGTGAACATAAAGTTAGCTAAGGGGCGGGTTTCATCATATTTATCAAGACCGTCTATGCCAATGATAAAAGCCTCTTGAACTATATCGTCTTCATCATATGATGCAAAAACAAATTTAGGGGCGAGTTTTTTAGCGACTTTAATTATGAGGGCAACTACCTCATGTTCTTCCATGTTTTTTGGTATTTTCATATGGTTTACCATGAATAAGATGTGGGGGCGATGATCCAGCCCATTCGCCACTACTAAAAAGATGCTCTATGGGGCGGTCTTCATGTTGATCTTCTAGGATCTTTTTTATTTCTTTGTCTAGTTGGGCCATGCTGCGTGTTTGCAGCTTTGAAACTATTTTTGTTTTTTTCTGGGGCATTTTGTTTCTCCTTCTTCTTTTATTATCATGTGAGACATAAAGAAACTACACACTTATACCTAAAGTGCTACTTTTGTTGCTAATAGGGTCACTCAGAATAGATTAGCTTAGACATTATATTTTATTTGTTCGTATTGTGTTTGAACCACCCGGTGTTTTTACATATTTCGACGGTACTTTATGTCCAAAGATATAATACCACCACCTTTCGTAAGTGCTTGGTATGACTAGACTTATGACCGACAGCCTGCCCGCGAGACGTAAGTCCTTGGTATCATTAGACTTACGACACGTTCTTGCTGAAAAGTTTTGGCATGATAATTGCACACGAAAAAAAATCAAAAAAAATCAGAAAAAACGCTTGACAAACTCAAGTCTAGTCTGTAGAATGTCGATATAAGAAGTAAGGAAAGAAAGAAAAGGAAAACGAAAATGCAAAACGAAATCAACGAAATCCTGGCCTTCTCCGAGTGCTGCATGGAACAGATGGTTGGAGAACAACTCGATCACGAAATCTGCCCATGCTGTGGCGAACACTGCGAAGTGACGTATGAGGATTGGAGTTGCTGAAAAAAACATTTGTTCAGTATTGACAAATCAGAAAAGTCTGCTATACTTAGGAAAACGAAAGAAAGAAAAGGAAAAAGAAAATGGATATCAAGATCATCAAAACAAAAATCGTCAACGGTCAAGTCTTCGCCATCTTTGACATGGGTAAGGGACAGGTAAACGCCCGTACTCAAAAGCGATACCACATCGCTCGCATCAGTGATCCTGCCGGATACTGCCCAACGGTGGTTTCCAACAGGCTCTCCTACATTCTTGGAAAATTCTAAAGTAGGGCTTGACACGCTGCCGATAAGTATGGTAGACTTGGGCATACTCGAAAGGAAAGAAAATGACAGTCTCTCAAACACCTGGATT